CTGCTAAAGGAGCAATCTGTTGTCCTACTGCACTCAGGATAGTGGCGTTCTGATTACGCTGGGATATTTCGGCTGTTAAAGTAGCCTTTTCCGCAGTAAGAGATGCAATCTTGTCCTGCAATGCCTGATTTTGAATTGCATCAAGTTTGGCAAGGATAGCATTCGTATTTGCAGTAGCCCCGTCACGCAATGACAATGTGTTTTGGTTAGCAGTGTTGATTAATGCGTTAGTTTGGTTGCACATTGCAAGCTGGCTCTCGTATCCTTGTGTAGTTACAAGCTGTTTCATATCGCAGCAACAGCTACAAATCTGAGATGTCAGAGCGTTGTTACCTTGCATAATCGCAGTCAGGATACTGTTGGTGTTCTGACCCATTTGACTACCGAGACCGCAGATTGCCTGTGATACAGAGTTAATACCGGCAAGGATTTGGTCTGAAGAGGTGTTCACTGCTTGGGCTAATGATGCAATGTCTACACCGTTTCGGTTAAGTGTCTGCATGATCATTTCTCTTCCTTCATCGGCACCCTTATTGTTGTTGCCACCGAATCCAAAGTTTCCGTTACCGAAGATGGCTGCAATCACAATCAATGCGATGATGTCCTGAAAACCGCCATTGTTACCAAAGAAACCACCATTGCCGTTACCGTTGCCAAGTAACCCCATCAGATAGCCTGTGTCAATGCCACGGTTTTGCAAAGACGGAAGGATGGAGGCAAGCAGATTATTAGCAGCACCTCCATTACCTGACGGATCTCCAAAAACATAAGTTCGTTCCATAAGTATTTGTATTTTGTATCCCGGTCAAAATTGACCGTATGCAAAAGTACATATGTTGTAACTTATGTAAAATCAGTTGTTTCCCAATGATTTCTTTATATTATCCCAATATATTCTCAACATTTTCCCACTCTCTATCCTCTCATGGAAATTAGATATCATGTAGTTGACTGCACGTTTGGTTTTGTGGATATGAACGGCTATTTGTGAAGGGTACATGCCGCTTTCAGACAGGAGAGACACAAGAAGATACTGGGCATCCACTGTTTCCATGTTTTTATCAGAGGATAATATTTGGTCTACAGGCACTTCGGTTTCTTTTGAAACAATATTAATTATCTTGGCAAAGATTTCTGATTTGCACATAGTTTTTTCTAATTTTTATGCTTATCTTTGCCTCGCCACATAAAACATGAGATTTTGATGAACAAAGCATAAGATATTTATGTTGAAGATATTAGCCCCCAACATCAGGTATCTTATGCTTATCATGTTTTTATGTGGCAATATTAATATGATGATATGTTGGGGGCTTTTTTTAAATTCTTAGCCCCCGAAAGAACTGCTTTTGTTATTTTTGAGTAATCGCTACGCTTCTACTCGTAGCGTTGTGAGGATAATCCTCGGTATAGTGTTCTATTTCATTTTGAACCTCCTTTCTTCTTTATCATCCAAATAATAATAAACAGCAATACAAAGATAATACCTAAAGAAAAATCACCAAAATTAATCTTGACTTCCTGCCACCATGTTAGTTCTTTTTCTACCGGGTAAGGAACTTGAACTTCGCGTACACGGTCAACATATAAGGTATCTGTTCTTACTCTATCGCTGTACTGCGTGCGCCATCGCTCAACGAATACTGTGTCACCCTTCTCACGGATGTAGATAGAATCCTTAATGTGGATTGAATCTCTCTCATGCACGGTAAGATAGAGACTGTCAGTCCTTACGGTCTCTACCGGCACATACTTTATGCTCCGGCATGAAGAGCATATTGCTAACGTCAGCAATATGACACAATAAATTATGGTTTTCATATTAACGTAAATGATATTAAAATGATTTACTCCTGACTTGTCTTACGAATTTCAATCCTGATGATAATAGGATAGGTTGTCTGTCTGCCAACAACAGTTTGGTCCCATTTGCCAGCATAATGCCGTCTTCATCGTTCCTCTCATACGACCATCCGTTCGGGTATCCTCCGATGTGATTCAGTGCGACCGTATTCAGACGCACCGAATTCAAATTTATAGTCTTCGGTTTAACCATATCACTCCAAAATTAATGCCTTGACAGGCTTAACATTGCACTGAATCTTGATATGCTGCTCACCAATGACACCTTCGATGTTCTTCTGCCAAACCGACCCGACACCGTAATCGACTTCAAACGCCACCCAATTCTCACCGTCCAAACTCTGATACAATACCACCTTGGACGGATGTGTATCGAATACCAATTGCAAACCAAATGTAGACGCAGCAGGCTGAAACTTATATTCCTGATTGGAGCCGGATGCTGCAAAATTGCCGGTTATATCCTTTAATGCCATAATTGTAGATTTTATAAACTTAATACCTGTTTCCGATTCTTACCATCTGCCCTAAAGCTTACATGTACCCATGCGAAGTTGCTCTCATCAATCAACTGGTCATAGGACAGGTTCTTGCGGATATACTCAAACAACAACTTATTCTGTTGTCTGTCTCCCGTATCGATATCGGCTGCTTCACCCTTCATGTGCTGAGAGGACTTGCTTCCCTTGACAGCTTTATTCAGCTCCGGACAGCGATAACCGCTGTTTACTGTTATAGGCTTCCCCCACCATGTGCGTAATGGGTCCAGTACGTTATCCACCAAGGCAGTAAGAGCCGTTACATGCTCCTGTCTGCATCTGTTGTTGATACCCAAGCGGTCGGCAGTCGTGGACTTGCACAGCTCCGCAATTGTAAAAAACTTCATTTCTTTTCCTCCTTAATTACTTCTTTAATATCTTCTTTATCAACCTTTAATGTCTTGCCGAAAATCAGTCTGAACGCTTCGACAATATTCAGCTCGATTCCCTTCGGCTTAAGTATGTTGCTGATAATCGAGCACATTTCCAAAAAACATACCATCAGGCAGGAATACATATCAATGTCGTAACGGCTGCCCGATGCCTTGTTTATCATCACCACCATGAAAACAAAGCTGAAGTATGTAACCATCTTGCCCATGGTTCGCCTTACCGCCCGACTGAACCGGACCTGTTCGCCCATTATGATACTCTTTCTCAGCCCGCAGGCTAAATCACATATAATCACGGCAGCAGACACTATCAGCCACGGAATCATGTGTTCTATACTCTCCTGAACGAATGCGGTAGCTATTCCTGCCAATCCTCCGGCTACGCTCTTATCGATGCCATCTCTAACTATTGCACTAATCATTTGTCGGATTAATTTTTAATGTTATATTTGCAAAACCTTGTTAACCGGACGAGAAAGCTAATCTTGATTCCCTGCCCGCCTGAGAAGGTACGCAGGGAATTTCCCTATCTTAGCCTAATCAAGATTAAACACAAGCTTGCTCGGATAGCCACGGGTATAGTCATAATTAATCAGCTCTTCAAGCGTACTTAATCCGGATACCTCGGATAGATGCTGCTGTGTGACATTATAGCATGATAATGCATACAACTCCAATTGGGCAAGCATCTGTAGTGCCACATCTATTGGGATGGTGTAATTAATCCCCTCAAACCAAAGAACGGTATCAGTCTTTTTGGTACTCTTCTCAATGTTGATGCTGTTCATCAGACCTACACGCATTTCCTTGGAGAGCCACATCTTCTTGCCGGCAAGGGTAAATTCGTTCACATGGTCAGACACATCATATTCTTTGATGATTTTCTCCAGTTCCCGGACCAATGATTTTCTTACCGACTCTTCATCATTCGTATCACAGTCTGCCCATAATGTATCATATATATATGCTGTCCTTTCTACAGTACCTTCCATCGCAGGATAAGTAACCGTCTCTTCATTGACGCATACCAATGCCTTCTTGCCTGAATAGGTTATTAAAGGCATACACACATCAAATTCATTTCTTTCTGTTTTCATAATCATTCTGTTATAATTCGATAAAAGGGATAGCGAAACCTCCAGCGTAAGAATCTGCTTCAGCGCCAGCATAGTTACTGCAACTTGCTGTGCGAATTGAGGCGTTGTTGGTTTGAGCAAAACAGCCGACAGCAGTGCTATGCAAACTGCGTTCCCCTGCGTCTATATTATCGTTGATGTACAACCATAGATAAGCATTTTCATAATTACGAGCCCCCCCCCTAACAGTCTCCGCGCAGAAAAGCGAAAAATCATAATCTGACTTCTTGAACCATGATTCATTAGCCACAGGAAGATTAATCCCCGGATATTCTTTCTTTAAATCCAATCCTATCTCCATATCACACTCCTCATTATCAGGAACACGATAGGTGTAAGTAGTGCGTACAGGGACACGGTTAACATCAGAGGCGCAACGGAACTGAACCGGAAGGTTATTACCACCTGAATCCTTCCTGGCGATATAGTAGGCTCCGTCCATCTGCCTGAACAGTCCTACTAACGGTAAGTTCCAGCCTCTATATATAGGGATTGAGCGCTTTAGAATGCCAATTCCGCCATTCATTGCCGTGCCATCGGTCCATACAGCACCGTCCACAAATTCCATCTTGGTGTAAGAGTTTACAACAGCTGTCATTACTCCGTCTGCCATTCCCGCACAACCCGGGACATTTCTCACCACGTAGTAATGTTTACATACTTCCATGCCTGCACCGGTGGACAGATTGACAGAACCGTCCTCAGTGCAAGTCACGCCACCTTCCGCATCGAAGGAGAATATATGCCCTATACTTCCTATCTTTGATACAAGTCCTGCCTTGCCGATGCCGTCCAGTAATCGTTGAGCTTCCATTAGCTCCATAAATCCATACCACGAACTACCTGCCACACCACCTATCAGATTGGTTTTACTCGTTGAGCCTGCCGGAGTAATCATATTACTGCCCATCAGGGCGCTATATTTTACCGCGCTGCCTACAATTGCCTTCCATCCGCTATTCGCTGATATTACATCATCTGCAAATGTAGACGAATTGACACTGTCTAATGTGGTACATCCCATTCCAAACAGGTTTAGCCTTGTATGTGCCCATGTGCCTATTTCGAAGCTCATCAGACAGACTATGATTTCATAGAACTCATAGTACATCCCCATGTACGGACGGTTGGAACCATCTGCATTCTTCGCCTGTGCGTTCTTGACTGACTGTATGGACGATACATATTGAGTAGGGTAGCCTCCACCACTTGTTTTGTAGCTCTGCTTGAAAATGCTCATCGGTGCATTGTATGTACCTATGGCATTCTTGTTGTACACATAATGTGCACAGCTTGCCGTATCGCCTTCCAATTTGGCGGTAACACATTCACCGGGGACGATGGCAAACGGTCTGATTCGCTTTGCTTGCTTCCCTCCGATACCAAAGGGCAGCAAGGACAATGCCACGATGTTATATTCTCCTTCCGTACTTCCCTGTGGCGTATATTGGCAGGTGGTGCGTAAGTAATATAAATCGCAATCGGTGAAGTTCATCACATCTCCATCAGTTCCGTCTATGGCAATATCCCTGCCATCGACAGATTGAGTAAGTCTTCCCGGTGCACATTGTTTTAACAACTTGCCATTCTTAAACACTCCAAGATGCAGATGTGACGCCAACGAGCGAAGTTTTGATGTGTTCCCAAATGTAACCTGTGCATCCGGGTCCGCACTTCCGTTTACTCTTGCGAATCCACATGCACCCAAGGCTTCCAGCTCATTTGCCAGTGCTTCGATAGCGGTTGCGTTGACTTCCTCGGCTGCTTGTGCACGTTTTGTTTCATCAAGAATTCGCTCATTCAATTCGGCTAGCTCTTCCGTAAGGTTTTTACGCGTAGTCGGATGTACCACTGCATCAGTGGTTGTAGCAGGATAAATAGTCTGCCCGCCTTTGGTAAGTTTATTAATTTTAGCCATATAATTCTTATTTTAATTTCGTAAATCTATTTTTATCGGTTTCCGATTAAAGGAAACCACTCAATACATCTTCGTATTCTTTATCGGAAATTGGAAAGGAAGAAAGCATCTCATTCTGCACATCCTTTACCACAGAGTCCTTTAATTCGGTACGCTGTTCCTCTGTCATGGAATCCCATGTCATTGGGTCTCCCTTATCGCCCTTCTGATAGTTAGGATAAACGTCAATTGTACCTGTACTGTCATCAGACTTGCCATTGACAAGAACGATGCCTGTAAACTCCATGGATACAAGGTTACAGATACCATCAGCAAAATCAGCATCAGTAAGGTAATACTCGCGTCTGACCGTCAGGTTGCCCGGACGCATGCCATGATTATCAAACACAACCAGCAGACTGCCATCATCCAGCCTGCGACAGTTCTTGTAGTCGTGTCCGTCGAAAGAGGCTACAACGGGTTTTGACAATGCTGTCTGATAAGTAAACCGGAAAGGAGTTTTCAGGTCTCCATTCAGGTTTTTCTCTATGATTTTAAAATCGGACTGATAATTTATTCTCATAACTATAATATTGATGTCACATCGTCAATTTCCACGGCAGACAGATACTTCTTATCAGCGTCTACGGTTTTCTGATAAGGTGTTAAATCAGGTGCCACGTATCTTTTCAACGCATCGGTAGATAATCTTCCGTTTGTATTCCCTTCCTGAAAGGGTATGTTCTCCTTACCGTTCAGTGTTGTCCGTGCGTCAAGCTCGTTAATCGTTTTTCCTGCCATAAGTATTTGTTTTACATTATAAACATTCTGCCAATCTCCGCCAATACGGTGATACCATTAACCTTGATTTCCCCATCTTCATTTTTCCCGATTGCAAACTCCTTATCCGAAGGGATAACTTCCGCAATGGAAACCAAATCATCCTCTGTGAGTGCCCTTTCGCTGACTGTATAGTCATTGTCTGCCGAAGCGCATTCTCTTGCCTCTTCAAACTCGCGCATCAATGTTTTTTTCATATCAACATAAGAGAGGTATTCCTCACTCTGCTTAATCGACTCAAGCTCTCGTTTTTCTTCGCTGCTTATGTTTTCTTTCTTCTCCAGCTCATTCACGCGGGGGAAGGCTTGGGCATCATAACCTTCGGGCTTCAGCTTGGCATAGATACCGCGCATATCCTCGTTAAAGCTCTCCATTGCCCTTTCGTAGGCTACGAGATTTAAGATAATCTTCACCTTCGTTTTATTGGCAAGCGGCGCACCCTCATCCGATTTCAGCGGCACGAGTTGCAAAAAACTCATTTTTCTGATGATTTCATTGATTTTCATTTTGCGCCTCCTTCCTTGGGGATGGAAGACAATATGCTTCTAAGCATACTCTCTATATCTTCGATGGGAGCTTTCATGCCTACTGTCATGGTAAACCCTGTGGGCATGATAGAGGCTGTGCCAACATAAGCATCTCCATCCAATACGATATATTGGATATCATTTGTTGTGTTGTTTGAGGCCTCGCCATTTTCATAAAGCCTTGTAATACTTTCTTTTTTTCTTATCAGTTCCATATCTGTATAATTTAATGATTAGTATATTATGGGTTAGGGTTCAAAGCCAAAGGATAAGCCTTCTTCGTGTACTTTCCGTTGGATAGCGTAACATATACATAGTACTCTTGCAAGAAATTCATCAAATCAAATTGACCCGATATCACAACCGGATTGTCCAGAGTCAAATCCTTGTCTCCTAAAGATTTTTGTTGCTCACCTGCCTGGAACGGGTCGATCACGTCACTCGTTATGAATCGCAGACTAATCCAATTGTTGCGAAGTGTCATATTGCCATTGGTAGCCTTTAACTTGAGTTCCCACTTGACAGCCGTATTCAGACCTGTCATTGGATGCGTCACATACTCTGCATTCAGATTGATTACCAAACCACCCGCTTCTTCTTCCGATACATACTTAACCCTGCCGGGAGAGCAGTTCATAACGGGCAGGAACAAGTTAACCGAATCCAAGTCATAGATGCTATCAATCTTATTCATACAGAGAAACGGATATACATCATAATATTGACCTAGTGTCAGACCCCTGGCAGGCATTTCCAATGACACACCCGGCTTCACGTTCGCCAGTTTCCTTACGATTCTGTTGGACGAGTCAACCAACATCGCCCCAAACCACCATGTTTCAAGGTTAGTTCCGAAATCTATATCGGACAACGTTATAGAGCCGGGTCCTGACTTATCCACATCGGTAATGTTGATTCCAACCGAACATGATATAGTTCCGGATTGGGATACTTTGGAATCGCACTGAAATGCGAATATGGGTGCCCATGCATTATGCTTGTACAACAGAAAATCCGCCAACCTGTACGGACTCCCACTTCCGCCCCAAGGTCTCTCATAGGTATATCCGTTCATCTTGTCTTCCGTATACAGCTTGGGGATTTCCTCATAAGACGCTACAGGGGGCGGCTTAATGCCGCAATTCTTCATCGAGCCCTTCCACCAAGCCCCTTCACCGTCAGATGGCATGCTCCTGTCAGGAGCAGCAGAAGCAATATGGACAGGCTTACATCTTGACCACATATTAATCTCATGGCTCGTGCACAACCCGCTCACATTCGTTGCAGACGTTCCAAGAACGGAAGCAACGTCACTCCTCAGATTGACAGGAGACGTAATTACGTTATTCGAGTTAGCCATATCAGTAGAGCAGTAACAGGGTTATATAAGTCGAGATAAAGGCACACATCTCCATCCAAAACACAGGCTTCCTGAACTTAAGGCATGCCAATACGATTACACCGCCAAGGAAGGTTATAAGAGGGACGTACCAAAAACTCATCAACACTTGCCATACAAGAGAGGCAAGTGCGCAGATTCCCGCGCTTACATAATGGATATTGCGGTTATAGTCCTCCTTGAACAAGGGAGCCGAGCCGACAAACGCCAATGATGCACTTGCAATGAACGCCAGGAATTGGTATTCTTCCTTGCTGGCTTCAATAAACGATGCAACCAGCAGGGAAGATTCGGCAAGGCAGAAGAGCGTGAACAGCCAACCCCTCTTTCCAAGCCGATAGTATGTGTCACTGATACTTGCAGGGATGCCATACATCCCGACTGTATATCCGATATAGGATACAAACAGAATAATCGAAACAATCAATAATGTAACCATAGTTTTTAATTTATAAATTTACGTTTCAAATCATCAATCTCTTTGTGCAGCTCAATTATCTGAGCCTGCAATACTGCCGTATATTGGGCATAGTTCACGGACAGGTAGTGTTCTTTCGAGCTGCCTTTAGACACCAGCTCAGGATACAATTCTATCATGTCCTGTGCGATAAACCCTATACTTTCCTTTCCATCCTTGATATAACTGACAGGGGTGATGAACCCTCTGTTCCGTAGCGGTTTTATACTTGATTTTAAGCGGGCGTCCGAATAAACGGCAACCTCACCTTCTGCAAGGAATGAACCCCGGACAACCGCCCTGTTATTAGATGCCTCGAGCTCCAATCTAATCCCCGGGCTGTTACCTCCATCATCATTCGACACTGCTATCAGCATGGTTCCCCATGTGTCGCCAGGTCGATACGTACCGATAGTATAGTTCGTTATCCAACCACTGGTGAGTGAATCCTTCCAGCCAAGGATCGGCCTACAGTAGTCAGTTCTCATCCAAGATAGCTGACTCGCCATAAATACGGCATTGTCCGGGTTGAAGTATATCGGCCATTGTAATTGCCAACTGTCTGCCATATTAGATATAACCGAAGAACCGGAATCAATCTTGCCATTAACTGTCAAATTGCCTGTTATCGTATCACCCGACTTCAATACATACTTGGACAAGTCGGAGGATAGTGCCGCACCGATGCTCGAAGGTGTTATGTTGATACTCTTAGCCGAACTTCCGTCATACTCCCCTTGTGATTTCCCGTTAAGACTTATGGTAAGCGCATTAGGACTTCTCAGAGCGGTCGGATAGGCAGGAAGGGATATCACCCCATTGGATACATTATAAGGAGTTGTGCCCAGCTTTACCTGCTTGGCATATACACTGCCCAAGTCCGGTATGTGGGAAAAATGGATTCTCTTGGACGTGTCAGACTTGGCAAGCTCATCCCACATGGCATCTATATCCAAACCGCCACCGCCTTTTTTATTCGTCCACTTGCTTTTAACCGAGTCGTAGGTCAATACCTGTCCTTCCGATAGAGGAGTAACCAGGTCTACATCGTCCAGCATGCCCAATGAGGTAGCACCACTTCCACCACCGGTTGTCGAACCGAACGCAGCAAGGTCTCCCGTAGCGTAGAAATTAACCATAGACCCATCATCCTTCTCTACATATACGGCATTATTGGCTGCGTCATATTTCAGCAAGGCATTACCGATTTGGACAGAATTGATGGCTTTTATATGAGTGAACGGATATTGAGGTTCCAATATATATTTGAATTCTGCCGAGCGCAAGAACTTAAATGCCGACAGTAATACACCGACCGTTTCCTCACCGACAAAGAATGACAACGGGTCTGCATGGAGTGTACCATCTTCTTCCCACCAAAGTGCACCGTTGGCAAAGTAACCCGTACCGTCAAAGCGCACAAGACCTTTGGCAACGTTTTCCGGCACGCTGCTTTCCGGATAATCGAATTTGTCCAGCATGGAACCTCCCCACCAGGAAGCAATACCTCCGCCGCGCTTGTCGGATTGGTATACACCGTTCGTGCCGCTCATTATCTTGAAACCGCTTTCCGAGGTGTATCCTAAAGCTAACAATGAGGATTGAATAAGACCACCCTCAATATTGGTATATTCCTTAAGTGCTTTCGTCAGATAGGATATATCTCCTATATTCTTCGATATTTCCTTGATGGATTCGTTAAGCTTGCCCTGTATATAATTGTTCGCGGCATTGACATTGGCAATAAAATCACCGTACTTCAAGTTGAACGCTGAATACTTGCCATCCACCATAGCCACTTCGGTAGCTGTGGTCTTACCGTCCTGAATCACACCGTTAATGGTGTTTATAAGCTCCTGTGCCGAGTTATTGAACAAGCGGTACGCAGTTTCCAACTCCGTCTTTACCACGCCTTCATCAAGAAGCTCATTCTCTATAATCTTATTATAGGATTCTGTTACATCGTTTTTGATGGAGTCAATATTATTCAGGTATTTTTTAATCGCAGCCGCTTCCCCTCTGTCTACGATACCATCATTGAATGCTTCATCGGTAAAGTCCTTCATTGAACTTACAGTGCTATCCAGCTTTTCAGCCGCTTTCTTCGTTTCTTCGGCTATTTTCTTTGCTTCTTGCGCCAAAGTGTCATCAGTGTATTTTGATGCAAGCTCCCAATGGGAGATACTAAATGCTTCCCCTGCCTTTTTTGAAGTGTTCGCTCT